ACAACAAAGTCGTTGAAGAGCTTGAGAAGGCAAAAGCCGAGATTAAGAAGTTGAAATCAAAGAAAGGCTCCAAGTGAGGCGATAAGTATGTCGCAAATAGGGAGGCAAAGCGGATGCCTTATATCGATGCTGAATACTATAACAACGAATTCCAGGGCGAACCTGCTAGCTCTACTGAGGAGCTAGATCGACTTATTGATCGGGCTTCTGATCTTGTTGACCAAGCGACGNGCTACAAGCTTCATAATGTCGACTTTAGCAAACTGCCGCTTTTTATCCAAGATCAAGTGAAAAAAGCTACTGCCTATCAGGTAGAGTATTACATTGTAAATGGCGGGTCTTCTGAGGTTGATGCAGGTACTGACGGTTCGATGACGAGCGTGACGGTTGGTGCTTTTAGTTACAGTGGTGGTGGAAGTGAGCCATTGAACGGATCTGCGCGAAACATTAGTCGATTGAGTCCTTCAGCACTTGGCTGTCTTTCGTCTACTGGCTTGTTGAATCAAGCGATTGAAATGTTTCGGGGTTGGTGCTAATGNTTCGACCGATTCCAAAGCGGTTATTGATCCATTCNGTGACGTATGAGGAGTACAAGGAAGACGATGGATATGGTGATTCTTTCGCTGATCCAATCGAGATCAAAAATGTACGAGTCGAGCCAAAGTCAGCCATTGCACGATCAAACATTCGAGAGGATATTGAAGGATCTACCTTACTTTTCCTAGATCGACGGCACTCTTCTCCCTTTCTTCGTCCTGTAGAGCGATCAAGGATAACGTTTAACGGTAGACGGTATGAGGTATCGAGCGTCGATGAGTTTTATGCGGATTCTGATGTTGTCCATCACCTTGAGGTGACATTGACATGAGAGTNAAAGTAGATGTGAAAGGTGTTCCTGAGAAAATCAGGAAGTTCCGGGAAATGGGGCAGAAGGTGCTTGACGAGCAGATTCTTAAGGATAGCAACAAATACGCACCAGAAGACACAGGAGAGCTTATTCGATCCAGCATACGTAGTACTCGTTTTGGNAGCGGACGGATTATTTGGGATACTCCATATGCTAGGCGTTTGTACTATAACCCGCAGTATAACTTTTCCAAGGACAAGAACCCAAATGCTGGAGGTTTGTGGTTTCGGCGAGCAAGAGCACGGCATCTGAATCAATGGAAGAAAATGCTCGAGCAATTGAAGAAGAAGTACATTTAGGGGATGCGCTATGGATTTTCTCGATCGTGTTAAATCATTTGTTGAGGAGAATGTGGATTTATCGGCATTCGATCGTCCATACCTTTCGGTTGGGTTGCTAAAAAATTCAAATGATGTATCGATTGCGCTAGCACCGAGTCCATCTCCTGACAAACTTTTGGACGGTCAGCGGGTTTATTATTGCGGGTTTCAGATTTATGTGAGGCATGAGGATCAACGGGTTGCGATTGGGACTTGTCAGGCGATCGAGTCACTTTTGGATGGAGCAACAAATGGAGCAATCAAAAGCGAGGACGGATCGTTTGATTTAGTTAGGATCGACGCAACAACGACGACGAACTTCGTCGAGAAAACTAGCGAAGGATATGCTTACACAGCCATCTTTGATGCTGAATTATTCGTTTAGGAGGGTTATGAATGGCTTATGATCAAGATGCGGGTTTGCTGGTTGGCTCTAAGTACCGTTTCTATCTAAATCTAAAAAGACCAGGTGATCCAAATGATTATTACGAGCGTTTGGCACGGGGTTTTTCTAGTTTTGAACCTGGTGATAATCCAGAGGTGGATCAAACCGCATATTTAGATGGCGACGGATTTTCCACATCAACAGTCATGGGTGCGCAGTACACAATCACTTTCTCTGGTCATCGCTACTTTGGCGATCCTGTTCAAGATTGGATCTTTAGTCGTCAGATTGGAATTGGTCGTGAACGTGAAACTGANCTATACATTGTCGAGCCGAATGGGACAGTGATTCGTGGAGACGTTACTCTTGCTGGTATNACTGGCGGATCTGGAGGAGCAAACGAAAAACGGGAAATCGAGGTTGAAATCCACTTCAATGGTCGTCCTGAAGTGATCCATGTAGAGCCACCTGCGAACTTAACCGNTAGCAATATCACGGCGACTGGAGCAGATCTAAGTTGGGACGCTATTGATGTTCCTGACGGTACGACTGTCACCTACGATGTCTATCAGGATGGTGTAAAAATCGNAAGCGACATTTCTACGACCTCTTATAGCGTCACAGACCTGGAAAGCAATACTGAATACCATTTTGATGTCGTTGCAAAAGTGGAATTTGCTACGAATGTTGTTGTCGAATCGATACACTCTGAACCGATTGCTGTAACGACAATTGAGTAAAAGAGGGGTTTCGGCTCCTCTTTTTTATCACAGGAGGGAAAATTATGGGCGTTATTCGGATTGATATCGAGAAGCCGACTCAAGAGTTTGAAATTGGAGGTGANATCTATACCGCACGTTGGGACGACGATACGTTGTTGGAGCTTGAACGGAAGTTTGCCAAGTATAACGAGATGGCGATGCAGTCGTCCAAGCTCGATGTATCCAAGCTTAGCTATGAAGAACAACAGCGGATCCGAACCGAACAACTGAAAGTGATCGAGGAGTTGTTGGATACATTGTTTGGTGAGGGATCTTACAAAAAGATTTATGAGTCCACGCATCGCAGCATGGTNAATTTGGGCAAAGTGATAGAGGTCGTTATGGAGTTTGTGGTTGAAAAAATCCAACTGAAAAAACAGTCTTCTCGTGAGAAATACGTGAAAAAATGAGACTGACCGATGATCTTGAAAACAATATTCTGGTCTATGGCGACCTAACACTTCGCCTAAACCTTGCCTTTGATGTTGTNCTNCGCGCTCGTGAGCTTCAGATGGATGATAGTTTCTCGCAAGCGGAAAAGATTGACATTCAGTGCGAGATGTTCGTTGAAAACTACGAGGATATTATCGACTTAGATATTCTTACGAAAACAAAGATTGTATCTGCGATCTATGAGCAGTTTATCTTTGACGGAGAATCACTCGCGCAGGATGATGGAGAGCCTGTCTTTGATTTTGAGCAGGATGCGAAGTACATTTATGCATCGTTTATGTATGATTACGGGATCGATTTGTTTGAGCAGCAGGGAAAGCTGCACTGGAAGAAGTTTGTAGCACTTCTTTCTTCCTTGAGTGAGGAGTCGAAATTCGGACGCGTGGTTGGGATCCGTACTGCGAAAGTCCCGAAGCCAACCAAGCACAACCAGGAAGAACGCAGGCAATTGATGAGATTGAAGCGGCTTTATCGTTTGCGACCGATTGGTCAAACGAAAGAGGCACAACTCAAGGCATTAGACAATCGAATAGCTGGATTCATTGATCAATTGAAACCATCGAAGAAAGGAGGGAACCCGAATGGCAGACGGTAGGATTGTGATTGAAACGGATCTGGATACACGGCAGGCAGAGAAGGACTTTAACTCGTTTACAAATCGACTTCAGGGATCAGCAGACCGTCTTCAAGGGATCGGGCAATCGCTAACTGGAGCCTTGACCTTACCTCTTATGGCAATGGGCGGAGCTGCGATCGTAGCAGCAAACGACGTCAAACATGCGCAGGTTTTGATCCAGAACAGCTTAGGTGTAACCGATGCTGAAGCGAGAAAGCTAACCCAAACAGCACGGGATATCTATAACAAAGGGTTTGGCGAGTCTCTTGAAGATGTTTCTAAGGCATTGATTCAGACGAGGCAATACATCAAAGGTTTGAATGACCAAGATTTGCAGAAGGTGACCACTTCGGCACTCAACTTGGCGAAAACGTTCGACACGGACGTTAACGAGGTTATCCGTGCTGGATCAAACATTATGACGGTATTTGGTGTTGATGCCGACCATGCATTTAATCTTATGGCGGTTGGTGCGCAGAAAGGTTTGAACTTTTCGAAGGAGATGTTCGACAATATTGCGGAGTATTCACCGTTATTTGCGCAGGCAGGCTTTTCTGCCGATGAGATGTTCCAACTGCTGATCCAGGGAGCAAAAGCAGGAGTTTATAATCTCGATTACATCAACGACGCGATCAAGGAATTTGGAATTCGTGTACAGGATGGATCGAAAACGACGGAGGAAGCTTTTGCTCAGCTATCTGAGTCCACTCAGGAAGTATGGCGACGATATCAAGCAGGAGAGGCGACGGTGAAGGATGTACACAACGCAGTCATTGCTGACCTTTCGCGGATGGATGATAAAGTCAAAGCAAACCAGATAGGGGTCGATCTTTACGGTACGAAATGGGAAGACCTTGGAAGAGATGCAATGTTGTCGCTAGGAAATATTGGAGGACAACTCGACGGTGTATCTGGTGCAATGGACAAAATGAACAAAAAAGCTGAAGAGTCACAGAAACTCACAGCCGCTTGGCGGCAGTTTAAGGATGCATTAGTTCCACTTGGGACAGCACTTCTTGAGTTGGCAAATAAGGCACTCCCTCCTTTGGTGAGTATGGTGCAAGGATTGAGCAATGTGTTTAATGCATTACCTACGGGAGTACAACAAGTCATTGCTTTATTCGGTGTACTGGTTGCGGCAATCGGACCAGTTGTGATGGCGGTTGGCTTTGTAGGGCAAGCTATGGCGGGTTTGTCGTCTGTGGCTGCTGCACTTGGCATTGGAGTCGGGACGTTACTAGGCATTGTCGGTGGAGTGGTAGCAGTTATCGGGATATTAGCTGTAGCTTACGCCAAAATTGACGCATTTAGGAATCTAGTGAATCAAGCTTGGAGCATGATTCAAGCAGGTTTTCAGCAACTCGTTGCCTATTTACAACCTGCTGTACAGGCAATCGTTGACTTTGTTGTTGAGCAATGGCAACGGATCCAGGACTGGTGGAATGAAAATGGAGCGATGATCACTCAAGTTATCCAGGCAGTTTGGAGCTTCATTTCAACAATTATTGGCGGAGCGTTAACGGTCATCTGGTCGATCATGCAGGTGATTTGGAAAGGGATCGAGATCCTAATTGTTGGTGTTTGGGAGAATATCAAAGGTATTATTTCTGGAGCCATTGGGGTTATTCTTTCGATCATCCAAATTTTTGCAGCTTTGTTTACAGGGAATTGGTCGAAATTATGGGACGGAGTTAAGGATTTATTTTCAAACGCGCTTACTCTTGTCTGGAACCTTGCACAGGTTTGGTTTGTCGGTCGCATCTTTGGCGTGATCACAAAATTTGGCGGAAAATTGATACCCTACTTCACAAAAACCTGGAATAGCATTTCAAGTGGAGTAACTTCCTTCCTTTCCAAAATAGCAAATTGGTTCACTTCTCGTTTCAACTCAATTACTAGCACAGTCAGTGGTGCGATTAATCGAGTTCGGAGCATTATAAGCAATGGTTTGTCTAGTGCAATATCGACGGTAAAAAGTTACGCAACGAGCTTTCTAAATGCTGGAAAAAGCTTATTAAATTCACTAGCTGATGGAATTAGACGGGGATTGAATGCGGCAATTAATGCAGTGAAAAGTGGAATGAGTAAAATTCGTAGTTACCTTCCCTTCTCTCCTGCAAAAGTTGGACCACTCTCCGACCTAGATAAATCAGGTGAGTCATTCTTTCCAACTTTTGCCAGCAAAATGGAGAGAGGTTTGCAACCTGCACTATCTACGGTTAATGCTGGTTTGAGTCAAATCCAGACCAGGCTTAACCAAGATGTGGGAGCAATACAACCAGCGACAAATGCGCCATTTGCTCCGCAGGTTATCGTAAATAATCCAGTTGTAAGGAGTGATGATGATATACGGCAACTAGCTCAGACGATCAGCGAAGAGCTTTACCGAATACAGCGGCAAAATGAAAGGTTTTTAACGAGGTGATCCAGTGTCTAGTTTTACTTTTAATGGAGTCTCATCGGAGAGTTTTGATTTTCTAAAAATCAACAAGATCACAACGTCGTTGTTGCCACCTGTAAGGCAACGAATCCAGACAGTGGTCGGACGTGATGGAGCGTATCATTATGGACGTGATCTTGAGCCACTGACGCATCAGATTGAAATTACAGTCAAGGGGTATGATCGAGAGACGTTAGCTGCTCAAAAGCGGGAGCTTGCAAAGTGGTTATTGACGGAAACGCCTAAGCCGCTTGTTTATAGCTATGAGCCTGATAAAACGTACATGGCGGTCTTGTCAGGGGATACCAATCTTGACGAGATTATCGGTATTGGGAAAACAACTTTAACGTTTATCATTGTGGATCCGTTTGCGTTGGGGGAAGAGCAGAGCCAAACCATTGCAGGGATCCCAAAAGTCGAGCAGGATGTCGACACGACTGCAGAGTTTCAAAATGGAACTCTCACGAATTTGGTATTGCTTGATAATGCAGTCATCTTGGATCGTGAAGGGCAAAATTATTCTAAAAATGTAACCGACTTCTCGACGGGAGGAACGCACTCAGATACCACTGCGGATAGTAATAACGATTTGATCCTTAGCGCATCTTATACTCCACATCAGGATGTTTATGACATCAACTATTTGACTGGAACCTTGGATGGGTGTATTTTTGACCCTTTTGAGATGGTACTTGTGATGAATAATCTTCCTAGTTATTCCAGCAATGCGCTAGACTTCATGAATAACGTGGACACAGTCAACGATTGGCAGTTGTATACTGATCCAGCCGATCCTGGTACGGTCACTTTCACCCAAAACGCAGGGTATTACACAATGGATGCGCTCGATATGGATGGCGCAATCCGTAGGATGACCGCTACGTTTACATTTCCAGTTACGGTTGATTTTGTTTATCGGTTGAGCGCATCGGATCCGAATGCATCGAACCCTGTCCGAGTTGATGCAAGGGTTATATATGACGGCAGGATGTTTGCCGCACAACTCGGTGATACTGGTGGTCAATGGTGTTTTGGACGAATTGTGGTGCATAATTCGTCGCAGGCGGATTGGTATATCAACGGTGTACGACAAGGCAGTCTGACCGGAACTAATACAAGCCTTACAGACAGAGTTCAGTTCTTCACTGACCAGGCTTGGCAGGCGAAGCTCGATCTTGCTTACTTTGGGATGGTGAGTGAAGCAAGAACGACCTACCAGCAGTCAAGTTATCCTTTTCCCACTGTTGCGACCTATACAAGCGACCCGATACCGTTGGACGGTACAAGCAATCTTTACACCGATAGTGAAATTAACTTCACTGCTCAGACTGGATCGATATTTACTGGTTTTGAATCATCAGTAACTGTAGAAGTCGACATTTATAAGAACGGTGCTTGGCAAGGCTACCAAGTGGTTAATGATGGAGATCCACTGCCATATCTAAATTCTGGCGATAATTTGACTGGTGTTCAGGCACGGTTCCGAGTCACTTTGTCTGCGTATGCCATAGATGAGGAATTGACAACCCCGAACGTTAGCCCAATAACTGCATCGGTTGATGGGCAAATTTCAAGCTATCAGACAAGTGGATCCTTTGAATCCGATGCAGACGCAGGGATCCAGCAGGTTGGGAAAGCATCCCAGACATCGATTACTTGGGATGACCATGTCCCCAGCGGTACGAGCGTCACCTGTTCGGTTTCATTTTCTGGCGGATCGTGGCAGACAGTGAACAAAGGAGATCCAATCCCTGGGATTACGCCAACAACCGACCTGTCGTCGGCTGATTTAAAAGTCAAATTCGATCTATCAACAAATGATCCAACGATTACACCCAAAGTATTCAGTTACGAGTATGAACTGATTTCGGGGTTCCATGATCAAGGCGAGCGGATCGGTGGTGAGTATCTTGATCTATCGCAACTTGAGGACATTGGCGATTCTTACATCGGCTGGGACACAACACCAGACGGGACGAGCGATGTGGAGGTTTATGTGGAAGTAACTGACCAAACTTCACCAACTGGGAACTGGACAAAAGTTGAAATAAACCCATCGAAGATTCCAGGTATCGTTCCGGGTGACAATTCACTGCTAGACAAGCGAGTATTTTGCCGCCAGGTGCTAAAGTCTCCGACAAAGAGAATTTCTCCTATTTTGCATCGGGTACTGTACTCGGTATCTGGTGCTGGTGGTGGTCAAATCATATACAATGGTTCAGCCAAGAGCTACCCTGTAATTACTGTAGAATTTCTGCAGGACATCGATTTTGATACGCAGCCATTTGAGATTGTTCACATGCAGACTGGTAGTCGGTTACTGTTCAATAGCGACTTTATTGCTGGTGTGGATCAACTGGTGATTGATTGCGTGAAAGGGGTTGTTAAACTCAACGGGGTAAATGCATTAAATCTCCTGTCTATTGAATCGGATTTTCTCTATTTCGTGGAAGGAGTTAATGACTTTGTAATCAGTCCTGAAGGATCTGCAATGGTTGAGTTTGTATGGAGGGAGCGATTCGTGTGAATCCGACATTGTATGTCTTTCGCGATGAGAATTTGACGGCAGTCGTGAATGTGGGCAGTGAAAATGGACTGCCGCTTCTTGCTTGTACGCTCGCTGAAGAAATTAACAAAGGCTCTTATCTCACCTTTGAAATTCCTTCGAACCATGAGAATAGTGGACGGATCCAGAGCGGAGATATTGTTGTTTTGAAAGACATGGATAACATCTTTCGACCATTTATGATTATGGAAGACGAGGAAGTGCATAACGAGACATTCAATCGTCGATTTTATTGTGAGGATTTGGCGGTTACTGAACTAAACGATGTCGTTGTCGAAGACGTGAGACCTTTTGATACTACTGCTGATGATGCTTTGTCTCGCATTCTGGCGGGTTCCAATTGGCAGGTCGGTCATGTGGATGATTTGGGTATTGCGTCCACCAACGTCTACTATGAATCGGTTATGGCTGGTTTGACAAAGGTCATTGAAGCCTGGGGAGGAGAACTCCGATTTCGCGTCACGATGGACACGATTAGGAACCGGATCACAGGACGGTATGTCGATTTGTTTGCTCAGCTTGGAGCTTCTACTGGGAAGAGGTTCGAATATGGTAAGGATCTAATCAATGTAAAGCGCACAATTGATACAAAACAGCTAAAAACTGCGTTGTATGGTCGTGGACGAGGAGAAGAAACAGATAGTGAGGGTTATGGTCGACGTATAACCTTCGCCGATGTGGAATGGTCAGTTGCTAATGGTGACCCTGCTGATAAGCCATTGGGTCAGGAATGGATTGGGGATCCGGACGCGTTGCAAGTTTGGGGACATCTGAACCCCGACGGATCCAAGCGACACCGGATGGGTGTTTATGTCAACGAAGAACAAGACGATCCTGAGAAACTTCTAAGAGAAACTTGGGAGCAACTGCAACAATTAAAACAGCCACTGGTTACCTATGAGTTGGACGCGATCGATCTGGAGCAAGTCTCGGCAGATGAATACAAGCATGAAGCGATTCGCTTGGGTGATACGGTTTATGTGATCGATCGGCACTTTGCAACCAAGTTTGAAGTTGGTGTGCGGGTTGTAAAGATCGAGCGTGACCTGATTGCACCTGAGAATACACGGATCACGCTTGGGCAACCGCAGGGNAACCTGTCGGATTTGGTTCGTCGGATCGAGGAGCAGGTGAGAAATAAACTTGGTCAAGGGGATCCGATTGGTTGGNTGGAAGGATTGATGGATCTAGAACGAGTGAATTTTGAGGCAAGAACGGGCTTTGTTTATATTAGCGACAAAGACGGGATCCTAGTGACGAATCGCCCCAAGGATTCGATCGACAATCCTCCAGACCAGGCGATCCAGTTAAAAGGTGGAGCTTTAGCCATTGCGAATAGTAAACTCCCAAACGGTGATTGGAATTGGCGAACGTTTATTACTGGGGAACACGTGATAGCCGATGCGATCAGCACTGGAAGAATCAGAACGGATTCAGTAGAAATCGGTGATGATGAAGGGCGCGTCTCGATCCGTGGAGGGGATATTACAATCAAAGGCGGGAGCCTTGAGGTTTATTCGACTCCTGATGCGTCTGATGCAGGAGCACTAATCAAAGGAAACAAGGTGATAACAAACTTTGTTAAAAACCCAACCTTTGATCTAGCTCCAAGTGCAAATGACTGGACACTTGCTGATGGAGCAAGATATAATCCGTCTACTAAAAGGATTGAAATTGATACTACTAGCGGAATGAATTATACGGGGATTTCTCAGTATCTGGACGTTTATCATCCAAGGGCAACGATCCAAGCTAGGTATCGTACGAATCTAGTTGGGGGTTCGACTCCTAAGAATGTGCGGATCTATATATACTGCTGGGATGAAAACGGAAACCGTCTAGAAGATCGTTACCTAACCGATCAATTTGCGACGTTTCAAGAGGAGCTTTTGCTTACCTACAAAGTCGAGTTTCCGCCAGGAACGGCAAGGATTCGGCTATTCATTCAAGCCCAAATGAGCTATACGATGACAAACGGAATTGAGATTATTTCTACTCAGGGAACATATGACGAGCTTGCGACTCAGGATCAGTTACTAAGTTGTCCAATGGATGTTTATGGCGTGGAAGCCAATCCTCAGATCCAGCATTCATATGTAAACATTACCCATAGCGGATTGACTGCAGGGAATGTTTACACTGGATCGATCGTGTGGGATAAACCATTTCGTACAGGACCAGGACGAATAAATGTACAGGCGACTCCTTATGAAAGCAATGCTGGACGGTTTCACGTTGGGGTAGTGAGCGCGAATATAAACGGTTGCACCTTGGCAATTCGACCATTCCAGAACATTAGCTCGGGGACTTTGTATGTAAACGTCGTTGCGTATAGGGTTGGTTACAACGGAATTACAGGTTTTTCTATCTAGGATGAGTTGTATTTTTTTGCTCCTTTTATTGAGTTTTGCTCAATATTATGAGAGAATTTGGGCTAAGATCAAAAGGAGGAGATTCCGATTCAATCTGTTGACAACATGAAACACATCAATGACTTAATTTCAAAACTTGATGAGCGTTTAGATGCAGTTGGAACAAAAGTCGAGGTACTGGAAACAGTTGCAGATCAACTGNGAGAGAACATCTTGCGGATTGAGCAAAATTATGCTTCTCAGCTAAAAAAATTCGAGACCCGTTTTTGGGGAGTGTTTTTGCTTTGCATCACGGAATCGATTGGGATTTTGTTGTTTGTCCTTGAAAAATAGGNGGATAGGAGCGATTGNTATGTCCNTTGTTGATCGTTTGAAAAATGCTGGGTTTTGGATCAGTCTCATTTCGTTCATCCCAATTGTTTTGGAGTCGTTTGGAGTATCGATCCTGCCTGAAACTTGGGGAGCGATTAAAGAATTTCTTTTGGCTTTGGTATCGTTGTTGGTTGTTCTCGGGATCTTAAACAACCCAACAACGGAGAGTAAATTTTTTCTTGATGACAAATCAGGGGGGGACAAAGAGTGAGCTATCTGGTTGCTTTGGATGACGGGCATGGAAT